GGTGGTAGAATTATTTTGGTGATGACGAGATGGAACACAAAAGATTTAACAGGAATGCTGCTCAAAGCTCAAAGTGATCCTAAAGCAGATCAATGGGAGATTATAGAATTTCCAGCAATCCTACCAAGCAATAAACCTGTATGGCCAGAGTATTGGAAGTTGGATGAATTACAAACGGTNAAAGCTTCGCTGTCCGTGAGCAAATGGAATGCTCAGTATCAACAAAATCCCACGGCAGAAGAGGGGTCTATCATTAAACGAGAATGGTGGAGGGTGTATGAAGGCGAAGAACTTCCTGCTCTACATCATGTGATACAAAGTTATGACACAGCTTTTATGAAGAAACAAACAGCAGACTATTCAGCTATTACAACGTGGGGAGTCTTTTATCCGACCGAGGACAGCGGACCAAACTTGATTTTGTTAGATTGTGTGAAAGATAGATTTGAGTTCCCGGAACTCAGAAGAGTGGCTAAAGATCAATATGATTATTGGAAACCTGAAACGGTGATCGTGGAAGCTAAGGCATCAGGACTGCCTTTGACATATGAATTACGAAAAATGGGAATACCGGTTTTAAACTTTACACCTAGTAAAGGAAATGATAAACATACAAGGGTGAATTCTGTAGCTCCTATCTTTGAAGCAGGACAAGTGTGGGCACCAGATAAAAAATTTGCAGATGAAGTTATAGAGGAATGTGCTTCGTTTCCTTATGGCGACCATGACGATTTAGTAGACAGCACAACTCAAGCTGTCATGAGATTTAGACAGGGAGGATTTATTGAACACCCAGACGACCAAGAAGATGAACCCTTACCTCACCAACAAAGGACGTATTACTAATGGCTGAAATAGATAAAGCATTACCAAATGAAAATTTAAATCTTGAGGAAGAAGATCAAGAAGTTTTTGTAGAAGAAACAAAAAAAGATACAGGTCCTGTTGACATCACAGAAATGGAAGATGGTGGAGCAGAAATTAATTTTGATCCGAATGCCACAGAACCCATGGATGCCGGAGAACACTTTTCTAATTTAGCAGAAGTTTTACCTGATGCAATTTTAGATCCAATTGGGTCGGAACTTTCTTCTAAGTTTGAAGATTACAAATCATCAAGATCGGAGTGGGAAAAAGCTTACACCGATGGTTTAGATTTATTAGGATTTAAATATGAAAACAAAAGTGAACCGTTTCGTGGTGCAAGTGGAGCGACTCATCCTGTTTTAGCAGAGGCCGTAACACAATTTCAATCACTTGCTTATAAAGAATTACTACCGTCAAATGGACCTGTGAGAACACAGGTTGTCGGTAAAGATGACATGGCAAGAAAAGATCAAGCGGAACGTGTGAAAGAATTTATGAACTATCAGATCATGCATGTCATGAAAGAGTATGAAGCAGACTTTGATCAAATGTTATTTTACTTACCTCTTGCAGGATCTACTTTTAAAAAAGTTTACTATGATCAATTATTAAATAGAGCTGTATCAAAATTTATTCCTGCAGATGATTTAGTCGTACCTTACTCAGCAACAAGTTTAGACGAAGCAGACACAGTTATTCATGTTGTAAAGATTTCAGAGAATGATTTACGCAAGCAGCAAGTCAATGGTTTTTATAGAGATATAGAACTTTCAACAGGTTATGATGGAGGAAGTTCAGACTTAAAAAGTAAAGAAAGAGAACTCGAAGGAGTTAAAGCAAGTGGTCAAAATGAGGACATGTATACTCTTTTAGAGTGTCATGTAAACCTAGACCTAGAAGGTTTTGAAGATATGAATCCTCAAAGTGAGGAACCTACAGGAATTAAGTTACCTTACATCGTCACAATCGAAGAAGGTACAAATGAAGTTTTATCTATTAGAAGAAATTTTGCACAAGGAGATGTTTTAAAAAAGAAAGTTGATTACTTTGTGCATTTTAAATTTTTACCGGGTTTAGGTTTTTATGGCTTTGGTTTAATTCATATGATCGGTGGATTGTCTCGAACTGCTACAGCAGCACTAAGACAATTACTAGACGCTGGAACTTTATCGAACTTACCTGCAGGATTTAAGATGCGTGGTATTCGAGTGAGAGATGATGCACAGCCACTACAACCTGGTGAGTTTAGAGATGTTGATGCGCCTGGAGGAAACTTAAGAGATTCTTTTATGCCATTACCCTTTAAAGAACCTTCACAAACTTTACTTACTTTAATGAGTACAGTCGTAGCTGCTGGTCAACGTTTCGCTAGCATTGCAGACACGCAAGTGGGTGACGGTAATCAAGGCGCTGCCGTAGGAACGACAGTAGCATTATTAGAACGTGGATCTCGTGTGATGTCAGCTATTCATAAGAGACTCTATTCAAGTTTAAAACAAGAATTCAGTTTATTATCTAAAGTCTTTAGTTTGTATCTTCCTCCTGAATACCCTTACGATGTTGTCGGTGGACAACGCAACATCAAACAAACAGACTTTGATGATAGAGTAGACATCTTGCCAATTGCGGATCCGAATATTTTCTCCCAAACGCAGCGTATATCTATAGCTCAAACGGAACTGCAAATGGCAATGTCTAATCCTAAACTACACAATCTTTATCAAGCGTATCACAACATGTATTCTGCTTTAGGTATTAAAGATATAAATGCTATACTACCACCCCCTGTAAAACCTACACCAATGGATCCGAGTATGGAACATATACAGGCTATGAGTCAAAAAAGTTTTCAAGCTTTTCCAAAACAAGACCATAGATCTCACATTGACGCTCACTTAAACTTTATGGCAACAAATATGGTCAAAAATAATCCGTTAATTTCTTCTTTAGTGTTTAAAAACGTGCTCGAACATATAAGTTTGATGGCACAAGAACAAATTCAGATAGAATTTGCAGAAGATTTAATGAAATTACAACAAATGCAGATGCAAATGCAACAAAACCCACAAATGGCACAACAAATGGCGCAAAATCCTGAATTACAACGTATACAAGTAACTATTGAAGCTAGAAAAGCAGTATTAATTGCAGATATGACTAAAGATTTCATGCAAGAAGAAAAGAAAATTGCAGATGACATGAACAAAGACCCTCTTATCAAACTAAAAGCTAGAGAAGTAGATTTAAAAGCAAAAGAAGAAGCTAGAAAAGAAAAAGAAGGGGAAGAAAAATCTGAATTAGATAGATTAAGATTAATTTCTAATAGACAACTTGCCGAAGATAAGTTAGAACAGAGTGATGAACATCAAAAACTTCGAGCAGGTGTTAGTTTGGCAAAATCAGGTATTCAAAAAATGACAATGGTAGATGTAGATGGGCAGTAAAGCTAAAACATCACAGCAACAAGGTAAAAAAGGGATCTTTGGAATGGGTCCTGGTCAGTCTATGGCCATGGCAGGTAATACTGGATTAGCTACCATGGAACAAAAACAAGCAGAACAAATACAACAAGGATTAAAAAACTTAGGGCAACCTTCAAGTTTTAAATCGATTGGACAAAATGTTGATGAAGTTGGTTCTAAGTATCGAAGACCAGCAGATGTAGATTCCTACGCAAGTAAAATGCAACTATTAAACCAAGCTTTAGATGCAGGAGCTAAAACTTTTACAGGACCTGATGGTATACAAAGAGTTAATTTTAATAACACCGGAATTAAAAATGATCTAGGTCAAACTATTTTATCAACACAAATTCCTAATTTAAACGCAATGGCTCCAACTCTAAGACAACTTGGTGGTGATATGTCAAGAGCCTTCACAGGTTATAATAGTTTGCAATACACAGATCCTAATAAATTAGGTATTAATAAAATGGAAATGGTTAAAACTGAAGGATTAGCTGATGTTTTAGCAAAAGCAGCAATACCAGGTTCAATGGCGTTTAACATATTAAAAGATTTATATGCAAAAGGAAGAAATTTATTTCTTCCAGAGGAAGAAGAAGCAAAAGTAGATATTTTTTCTAGTGGTGCCGATGCAACAGGTGGAACTTTTGTACCTCCGACTTTTTCAGAACAAGATTTAAGAGCATTACCTATTGATGAACAATCAACTACTCCTGTTAGTATGACTTCAGAAGATTTTCAAGAAATGTATCCTTTTTTATTTAATCAAGAAGATGATTTAAGTGGAGAAGATATGCTATATATGACAGATTATTTATCTAAGAGAGGAGTTCTTCCTTTTGCTTATGGTGGAACAGTAGCACCTAAAAGCGGTCCAATGTCAGCAGGTATTGGAACCTTGTATAATACAAGATAGTTGCTATAATCCTCCACACAAAAGGAGCTTAACATGATGTGGAAAGATAAAATATTATCTAAGTGGACAAACTTAAATAAAAAAGGCAAAGTTATTGTTTTAGCTGTTGCCGTTGTTGTTCTATATATAGTAATAAAAGGAATTTAAAAATGTTTAATCTACTAGTCGGACCTCTCACTTCAATTATAGGCGATACAGTAAAAGGTTTTGTTGCAACTAAAAAAGCAAAATCAGAATTAAAACTTACTGAGATTCAAGCACAGAAGAGTTTGAAAGAACAGCAAATCGCTGGGAAAGTGGCGTGGGAGGCTTCGGCTGTAGACCAAATGAAGGGGAGCTGGAAAGACGAATTTGTTTTACTAGCCCTAATGATTCCTGCAATTTGTAGCTTCTTGCCTTTCATGCAACCACACATAGAACGTGGGTTTGAAATTCTCTCAACTTTACCGGAGTATTATACCCATTTATTATATTTAGCCTGCTCCGTTTCTCTGGGGGTTAGGGCGGTACCAGGTATCAAAGGAATGATTAGTAAAAAGAAATGAAACCACAAGCAAAGAAAAAAATTAAAAAAGTAATTAAAGGTTTAGGCAAAGCAGTAAAAGCACACACAAAACAAGCAAAAACATTACAAAGCGTAATAACAAAAAAGAAAGGCAAAAAATAATGACAATACTAGAAAACGAACTACCTGATAATCTATTAGGCAGCACATCAACTATAAAATTCACTTTAGATGACACAGGATATGTAAAAATTGAAAAAGACTTTACTACAGGTGGATGGGATGTGGATGTTACAGGAACAATCACTGATCCAGACGGAACAACTTGGCAAATGGAAGTAAAAACTTCTGCAGGTTCTGATCACAACAAATCAGGGGTAGCGACAGGACAATCAGAAGAATTCACACTTAAAACTAACTTTGATAAAACAACCGTAACTTTAAAACTTTGGGCTGAAAACGGTACTGCCTCTGCAGGAGCTGTTGGGCACATAAGTTTAAAATATTAATGAAAAAACAAGTAAAAAAAGTAATTAAAGGTTTGAAGAAAGCATCTAAGACACATGCTAAACAAGCAAGAACATTACAAAAAGTGATAGGTAAAAACAATGGCAATAAATAGAGGATCATTAAAAATGACTACAAAACTTAAAAACGGTAAGAAAAGAAAAATGTATAAAGCAGGTGGAGATACAGGTTTAAAAACTGTAGACAAGAAAAAAAATCCTGGTCTTGGTAAGCTACCAACTGCAGTTAGAAACAAAATGGGTTTTATGAAAAAAGGTGGTAAAGTTAAAAAATGACCGAAGTAGTTAAGTGTGAAAAGTGTGGTCATCTTTGTCATTGTGGTATGACTTGTATGGATTGTGGTTGTATGACTTGTCCTTGTAAGGAGAACGACAATGGCTAAACTTTGTGCAAAAGGAAAAGCTGCTGCTAAAAGAAAATTTAAAGTTTACCCTAGTGCATATGCGAACATGTATGCTAGCGGAGTTTGTTCAGGAAAAATTACACCGGGTGGAAAGAAAAATAAAAAAGCTGAAGGTGGTATGATTGGTAGTGGTAATGAAGTATCTCAATCAAGAAAACAAGTTTCACGTTTAAGAAAAGAAAATGGTGGAAGAATTGTTGCCGCAGGATGTGGAGCTGTTAATTCAAATAAAAGAAAAGAAACAAAAATCATTAGTGCTTAATGGCTGAAAAAGGATTAAGATCTTGGGTAAAAGAAAATTGGGTAGATATAGCCAATAAAAAATCTGATGGGTCTTATCCTAAATGTGGTCGAAGTGGTGGAGAGAAAAGAAAAAATTATCCTAAGTGTGTTCCTATAGCTAAAGCTAGAGGTATGTCCAAAGGTCAAAAAACAAGTGCTGTTAAAAGAAAACAACAAGCCTCAAACGCAGGTCCTAAACCTTCTAATGTTTCTACTTTTGCTAAGAAAAGAAAAAGTATGTCAATGGGTGGATTGGTGTGAGAAAACCAGACAAACAACCACCTAAAACTAAAAAATATTTTAGATCTACAAAGAGTGGTGCTGGTATGACTAAAGCAGGTGTTGCTAGATATAGATCAGAAAACCCCGGTTCAAAATTAAAAACAGCCGTTACAGGTAAAGTTAAAAAAGGAAGTAAAGCCTCTAAAAGAAGAAAATCTTTCTGTGCAAGAAGTGCAGGACAAATGAAAAAATTTCCTAAAGCTGCAAAAGATCCTAACTCTAGATTAAGACAAGCTAGAAGAAGATGGAGGTGTTAGATGCCAAGTTTATCAGAAAAAACTGAAATAGGTTTACCCTTAAAAAATTTACTAGGTTTGTTAGCTGTTACAGCAACAGCAGTTTGGGCATACTTTGGTATTATTGAAAGACTAAATAATATAGAAACTAGAGCTACTTTATTTGAAGCTGATCTCGTTAAGAACGCAGATCAAACTCCCATAGATCAAGAACAGTTCATGCTATTAGAATTTGTGTCAGAACAAGTAGAAGGTATGTCAGAAGACTTAGAAAATATGGCACACAACAAAGTTAATATCATGAGATTACAAACTGATATGGAAAAAGCATTAGAAGACATAGAAGAATTAAAAGATAAAGTAAGGGCAAACGGATATGATAACTAAAGTAATTATAGCATTATTATTGTTTTCACAAGGCACTATGATTGAACACACTATAACAGATGGTATTAAAGATTGCCTTGAAAAGAAGAGAATAATGAAAAGAAATATGGCAGACACAATACAAATATCTTGTGCTAGAGTAGAAGCACAAATAGAAACTATAGAGGGTGTAGAATTTATTAGATCTATGGGTAAGGTAGAACAGTGAGAGATTTTAATGTGGCTTGAAATTTGGTTTTATAAATTAATACTATTAATAGAAAAATTAATGAAAACAAACTTTCTATTATTTATACTTCTTATTTTTATTACAACTGTAGCAATAGTAACTGATACAAGAGCTAACACCAATACGGTGTCCTCAACAGTTTTAAATAATGCGCCTGCAACTGCGAATGCACCGACTGTCCTTAACTCAAATTCTGATATTTGCAAAATTGGAATTGGGGGAAGTGTGCAGAATAATATTCTAGGTGTCGCTACAGGTTACGTCATCACAGATGAATTTTGTGAGCGTGTCCGCACAAGTCGTGCATTATATTCTTACGGCATGAAAGTGGCAGCAGTGAGTTTGTTGTGTCAGGACCATCGTGTCTGGACGAGTATGAAAAATGCCGGGACCCCCTGCCCTGTAAACGGACTCATTGGGGCTGAGGCAGCATCATACTGGGAAGAATTCCCTGAAAAAATTCCAGAAGGGTCTCCTTATAGAGATGATTATTTACAAGTAAAAAAAGAAGAAACAAAGGAGTTTAGTGATGCTAACCAGATTGCTCTTTTTAAAGCTATGTTTATTCTTACTACTGGTCTCCTCTTATTCTAGAGCAGACTGTCTACCTGATACTGAAGGACTCTGTACTCCTGGTGTAACCACCACGGAAGATACACAAATTGACATTACTGAAGAAGATTTCGGTACAGAAATTGTTACAACAACCACAACTACTATCACTAATACGGAAGTAACTGTCACTAATCAAAACTCCGATAATATACTTGATGGCTCAAACGGATATGTAGGCACAAGTAAAGAAGGAGACATGGATATTGATTGGGGTGGCCAAGGTCCTGCTAGCATGCCTACTAGCAATGCTTGTTATGGATTAGGCACAGATAAATGTGCTGCAATAACAGGTAGTGGTGACTCAACCTCTACTATGGGAGTCGCGGGTATGGGCACCACGTTTATACAAACAGTTGATTTCTCGGAATTGAATATTAGTAATGGTGGCGAAGTTAAATACTCAATAGAGGTGGATAAGCAGGATGATCAAGATCGAATATACATGCACGTTACAGGACTTAACGGAACTAGTCAGGTCTTTTCAGGCACTGACATCTTGTCTGAGTCTGGAGTATCAACAGGCTATCAATCTTATAACGGGTCTTTCGATTTCAGTGGTGTACTAAACAAAGTTACTATTGAGATAGGTGGTAGAGATATCAATCTAGCAGTGGGCCCTGTCTTTGATGATGTGAGTGTGGATGTATTTTATAATGTAATTAACACAATCATTACCCAACAAATAACTACAGTAGAAGAAATTTATTATCTTAATCTTTTAGATACAGAAATTAACTTTGCAGAAGAAGTTTTTGAATTTAACGACATAGCTACCAACGATATTGGTGAGATAGAGTTCATGCCTTTTGAATCTGAGTATGAAGAAGTAACTTACGAAACTGTTGAAATAGAAATGGCAGAATTAGAATTAGAATATGAATATGTAGAAATTTCTTATGATGTCACCTTTGATACTCCTCCACCAATGGAACTATTACCTGCACCTGATATGAATATGGACTTTGAAATGCCTGTTAATATAGAAACAGTTTCTCTAGAGATTGAAATGGAAATG